TTGTCAGCCTCCCCAAATGAAAAGGGGTATAGGGGATCCGGGGGTATCATCACCAGCGTTCCTCATTGATAAATCCTTCTGACCGTTTCCTCTGTTTCTGTTTTTCCGGATGCAGCTTATTATGGCACGCCTTGCACACAGGAATCAGATTCTCTTTCATCTCTCCTGTCTCATAATCCTTATACCAGCGAGACAGCGCAAGCTCAGGATGATCTCTCACATGACATACATGATGCACAGTGCTTAGCAATCTCTTCCTGCCTTGCTCGTCTATGTCGTGCCGAGTGATGATGCCGCGCTTCCTACACTCTGTGCATTCATAATGATGAGCCTTCAGGATCTGCGTCTTCAGAGCGATCCATTCCTTGGACTTGTAGAACCTCCACAGCTCATCTCTCTTCATCCATTCTCTGATATTGCTTTCTGTAATCATAAAAAGATGGCGGGCCCTTCGGCCCGCCTGCCATCATTTATATCGCGCTGTCGGCATGCGCGGCTGGGAAAAGTCCCAAGCAACTGCTTAGCAACCAATGCATGATAAAAGCGCCCGGCACTCTGCCAGGCGCTCTCACAGGGGACGCAATCTGTTAAACCCGAACTGATATCAGTTTACATATTAGCAAACTCAAAAAGGAATTGGCGGAAGAAGCGGAATTACTTTTCTGTTTTAAAGAAATTTTCAAACTCTTTGCGCACGCTGTCAGCTGTCGCCTTTCTGCCCATCTTCCTTGCCGTTTCTTTCCAAGTATATCTGTCAAAGAAGTGATAGCGGATAATCCTCTGCATCCTCGGCGAAAGAGTGAGCATCCACTCCTCAGCTTTCTCTTTGATCTCCTCGGCCCGCTGCCGGCGCTGCATCAAGATGGCCTGCTGCCTGTACAGTCTCGATAAGCTCCCGCTGTCGAAAGTGACGCCCTCAATCTTGAAGTGCCGAGGCTGATATGGAAAGTCAGGGTTACTTCCCATGACAGAATCCATCGTCACCTGAGCTTGCATGTTCTCCAGCTTTAAGATTTCCTCTTCCGTTTCCTTGATGAGCTCACACGCGTCTATGTATTGATTCAGTATATTCTTGTCCACTTCCTTCTCCCCAGTCTGTTACTGCCTCGTCTTCCCGTACAGTTCGTCGTATGTCTTCTTCTCTTCCCATAGGCGCAGGAGCTTGCTCCACATAGCAGACTCCATGCCCGGGAACTCTTCCGCCTGGCGCCGGATCCAGTCCACAGGAATCGAATCCTCTGCATGTCTTCTGGATATCTGTACCATTGATGCATCGATGATATCCTTCGGCAGTGTCCAGAATCCTCTTCCGTCTCCTCCCGTGCAGAGCAGTCCGATCTGTACCTGGCCGGCCGCGTTGACGTCTCTTATCTCTACCCGTATCAGTCCCTGTTTAAATGTGCTCATGTTTTCAACCTCTCAAGTACAACACCCACAGAACTACGATCAGCGCCACAATGGCCAGCTTAACTTTGAATTCGCTTACCGGCATGCCGTGCACCCTCCTTTTACGTACCAGTCAATCCCTGCAGAGTGTTTCTCTATGAGCCAGCACAGGCCGAGTGCTCCGAAGACTGTACCGGTTGTAAACCCTATTGCGAATGATACAATCTTGTTCATCACGCCTCCTCGCTTTCTTCTGTCGCATTTTTGATTTTTCTGACGACATCCATATATCTCTCGTTGAGGCTGTGTACCTTCCCATCTTTTGTTACCAAATTTGATAAATCACGATCATCCTCACACTCAATCACTCTTGAAATATCGTCGAGTGCAACGAGAAGACTCGTCGAGATATATCCTCCCCGATAATATGTTCTCTTACGAAGCTCAACAAAGTTTTTCAATTTCCCTCCTTCTCCGCCGTTAACCGGCAGTTAATCAATTGAAACGGCTTATCCTCTTCTCTGGCATAGCTTTTCCAGTCAGTAAGGAGATCTTCGAATTTCTCGATCCGGATGATGTAGTACTCCTTCCCGGGCTCCGCTCCCCATTCAGGCTTGCCCTCGCCTATAACGAGCTTACCCGATACCTGGATCGCCGGAGATAACGCCGAATATCCTCCTCTCAGTATGACTGTGATCGGGATCCCGCCCTTGTCGGCCGCTGATCGTACAGCCGCGATTATGTGTTCATCACGCCATGGAGCATATGTCATGAGATGTCGGAACCGCACGGTGTAGTAGCTCTTGATATCGCGGTACTCCTCCTTCTTCTCCCCGGAGCGGATCATCTCCAGCCATTTGCGCTTGATCGGTAATGTTAACATGTTTCCTCCTCGTAATCTTCGCACATTGGAAGGAAGCCCGCTGCTGTCAGCACACTTTCAGAGATGACAATCGCATCCTGTTTACAGTGTCCATCATGGTTGTACTTGCATTCTTCGCAGTGGCATATTACTTGCATTTCGTTTCCTCCATCTTATTATTTCATTCAATTCAGCTGATATATGCCATCATTCTGGTCAATGTATCACTAAAGCACTTCTCGCAAAGACAGACAGTGCTCCCCGAAGAGTATTGCTTGAAAGTTATTCTTATCATGTTTGCATCATCTTTGCTGTTTTTGTCACAGGACGCGCACGTTCCGTATTTCAAAGCCCCCTTGCAGTCTTTTATCTTTCTTATCTCAATCATCCCGCCACCTCCTCATTCTTTCATTTGACAGCCCCAGGAGCCAATCTGTACTGACTCCGAATGCATTGGAGATTGCGATCAGCTGCTTCCCGTTGCCGTATCCTTGTCATGCTTGCTCGGCATCGGTGGCACCGTAGGCTGGGCCGGAACTCCTGCAATCTTTTGCCATTCTTCATCGGTCGTGTTCGCCGAGAGCACCGTGCACATTATGTATCCAAATGCAGCACCGAGCGCAAATGCTATTAACACCGCAACTACCATATAACCTCCACCGTTATGATCTTCCTCTTATGAATCCGCCTATCTTCTTTCGCCTTTTGGCGTCCTTATTCACAATCTGCTTGTTTGTCCTCTTATATGACCTCTTTGCCCTGCTGCTCCTGATCTTGTGGATCACCCGTCCAGCCATTCACTTTGCCTCTCTTTCCAGCCAGTTTCCCCATGCTGTGCCATCGCTCTGGTATTTGCAGTCTTCTCCGTTCTGGCAGCCATCGCAGTAGTCGCAGATGTCCGGCGGTGTTTCGGCCCCGCAGTCATCCAGGAATGCGGCCAGCTCCTTTGTGCTCATCTGTCTGAGTCTGTCAATGTTCTTCATGATTTCCTCCCAGGAGCCTTACGCCTGTAAGACGTGCGTAACTTCCATCGCCGAGCATAGCTCTTTTTAACCGGCATATTGTTTCTTCTCCAATCTCTGCGGCATCCTGCAGATCTATAGCTTCTACTATGTCGGCCAATTTCTCGTTGACGGTTCCTTTGCCTGCTTCGTATGACACTTTCCAGAGCATCTTCTTCTCCTTCCTTCTGAATGAGATATCTTCCCATTTGTTTTACGTATTCCTTTTGCCAGCTGGCCACAGCTACCCCGAGCTTAATTGCCAGTTTCTCGAATGCCTCTGCGAGCTGTTCGCAAGCTCTGTCGAAATCCTCGACAGCTTTCTTAGACTTCTCAGACAGTGAACTGTAATAGTCCATGCTCTCCTTTCCGGGCGGGCGGCACTCCCGCCCCAGTTTGATGCGCAGAATTTGGTAAAGAACATTTATTGTCGTTAATGCTTTGTGCCGTATTTGTTACAAATAGTTACGGCCGATGATGCTTATGAATTCCTCACGGGAATGTGTCGCCTCGAAGCGCCTCTGACATTCCCTCTGGAGGATCCTGCAGATCTCGGCATTCTTATGGACCGCTGCCGGGCCTTCCCTGTGGTGCTGTGCACACAGGTTCACAGTAAATCCGTATTGTTCCGACTTATTCCTGTTAGGTCCGAAGTATATATGGTGGACTTCTGTGGTTTTCGGGCGGTCATCGTCATCCAGGAGCCGGCAGAGGTAGCATCCTCTGCACGGCATGATGGTTTTTTCATGGTGCTGTCTTCTCTTTTTCTTCCGGTTCTTTGGGAAAAGCAGGTCAGGCATTGGAGATATTCTCCATGGTCTTCTTCTCGGTTATGGTGATGCAGAGACCGCTCTGCTTGACCTTGAGGCTCATAGCCTTGTCTCTCTCTGTTTTGATGCTGAGAGATTTCATCTTTCCGGCCATGATCATCTGCCCGGCCTTGCGGAAGAGTTCCTTGAAGTCCTCGTTTTCTTCATCAAATACCACTTCAAGGTCCTGATCATAAACAGCAAGGACTTCCTGCCTGTATGCGTATGCTGCAGCGCCTGCGCATTCGCACTTCATAGTGGCCAGCTCATTGAGCTCATCCCTTGTTGCATCAAGCCCTGCCTCTACCATGTAGGCCTGGCCGCAGAATTTACAATATCCAACTTCCATCTCTGCTCCTTTCTCCGTCTGCCATTTCCACTATCTTCTCTTCGAGCCGGGCGGCCATGACGGCCTGTTCTATTGCCCCTGCCTCTCTCGCACCCTGGAGCCCCATTTTTGTTAATCTTGCATTGAGGCCTCTGGTGATCAGTAATAAGTTGCTGATGTCTGTATTCTTGCGGTTCCCATCTTTGAAAACGACCATGCTTCCTTTCGGGACCTCCCCATGGTGCTGCTGCCAGATATATCTGTGTTTCAGCATCCATGTCCTCGGTTCTTTGACCTTTATCTCTATATATCCGTCCTTATTGACTCGCTCGCTCCCTACCGGCCTCCATTGCTTCGGAATGTGGCCTTTCTTGAACTGCGTTTCAATGCTTCTGCCTCCTGCGCAAAAGTGTTTGCCTTTATTCCATGTCGGCTGGCCTCTCCTGAACTGTCCAGTCCTTCCTGTTGGGATTTTGTTGTTCTTGCAGAACGCTCTTGCCTGATCGGTCGTTATCGGCCGGAACCTCCTTGTGAATTCCTCTGCAATCTCTTTGTAAGAGTGCCCTTTAATGAATTCCCTGAAAAATTCCTTTTCTTCTGCCGTGTATCTAATGAATTTCATTTTCCCCAATCAGCCCCGCTACTGCCGTTTTGGCGTCGGATCCATATTCTGCGACGAATCTTGCCGCTTGTACTGTCAATGTCGCATTTTTGATAATTTGCGATGACACGCCCACGATTGCCCTGCTGCGTTCAATCTCTCTTTTGAAGTTCTGGTCGTCCTTCATGGCTTCATCGTCCTGGAGCCGTTCCAACTGCTCAAACAGCACATTATTGAGGTCTGTCATTTTGTTCTTCATGTCCCGCTCCTTAGATCACATACTTCTCATGGGTTTTTTCAAGCTGCGAGTCCTCGATATCCAGGTATATCTGAGTGGTACCGACGCTTTCGTGTCCTAACAGTTTCGATACCTCGATAAGCGGCATCCCGGCGCGCAGGGCCATGGTCGCCCCGGTCCTTCTGAATCTATGTGGGTGGCATTTTTCGACGGCAGCCTTTTTCCCTATATTTCTTACTGCTGATTCCAAACTCCCCTGATCACGCATTCCAGCTACTATGTTTTCCGGATTTGTCCACCAAAGATGAAGTTCGGATTGCTTAATTCCTCTCTTTTCAATATCCCGTGTGTGTTTTCCTTTCGGAAACAAATAGACGCTTTTATCCTTTCGCCTTTTTAAGAATGCATTAATTGCCAACTGTGCCTTTGCAGTAAGATAAACCTCTCTGTATTTATCCCCTTTCCCGTGAACGGTGATCTTGTTCTCTCTGATATCCTCGATCTTAATCTCTGCTATTTCTGAGACTCTGCACCATGTCGATATGAGAACCTCAATCAGCGCACGCTCATACTCGTTACGGCACGCGAATCTGATTTTTTCCAGTTCCATATTGCTGAAAGCTTTCTTCTTTTCCTTCGTGGTTTTTATGGTTTCAACCTTTGCCATTGGATTTTTAAGTAAAATCTCTTCTTTCTGCAGCCACGAGTAGAATGCTGACATGTCCCTCCGCTCATTATTGGCGCATGTCTTCGAAACACCGTCCCTGTTTACCCTTAGTGCCAGATAAATTCTCACGTCATTGGCGGTAATCTGCGAATACGGTTTCCCGATTCTTTGAAGAACCTTTGTAAGGGTCCCTTTATATTCTTTTATGGTCCGTGGAGATCTCCCTGCTGCAATCTTTGCCATTATGAATTTCTTTAAGATTTCTTCGTTCACATCGCCCTGGTACGTAACAATCTCCGTTTCGTCTTTTTTGATCTCATACTTGCTCAAAGCCATCATGATCCGCATCCTCGCATCTGTAACGTCTTCGGCTTTGATATATGGCGAAACCGCATATATGATTTCTCGGATCACATTATCGTCGATCATACAATCATCCCTGCCTTTCTTGGCGTTTTCAGCATGTGTCCTTTTCCTGTCCTTTCCGGGTCATACGGACTGCTGAGTGTATCTCCCTGCACGCATATTGCACTGATCCCCAACAGCGACAACTGTACGTAGCACATGTAAACTCCTTTCCAGTCAAGATCCTGCGCCACAACTTCCATGGCTTCCTGATAATTAACACCGCTCTCCTGCAGCACTTTCGCGGCCGCTAGAATCATCGCGCCTCCGCCGCAGGCCGGCTCATTGATCTCGATCTTTTCAAGTTTCCCGATTTTATACGCTTGAATCTGCTCCATGAGTCCTAACTTTGCTGTCAGCACCGACAGATGAAACGGCGTAAAAAACTGCCCCGCTGCCTTTGAGCCCATATCCGACTTCATGTATACGTCGCCTAGGACATCATCCGGGCCGTCTTCCAAAGTGTCGATCAGATATGCAGTCATCTTATAGATCTTCGTTTTCTCCTCATCGGAGTACTTTTTGATTGTGTCAATGTATTCCCGCTCTCTGCTTTCCCATCTTTCATCTCTCAGCAGATGCGTGCTCTGTTCGATTGAAAGTGCGAGACAGCGGATCCAGTCTGTAAAGATTTCATATGCTGAGTATCTTCCTGCCATTTCCTGTATGGTCTTTACAATCTCTTTCCTTTTGTCCATTCCGTCCCTCACTTCAGCGCTGCCAGTCCCGCCATCTTTATTCTCAGATGCTCCAGGCGCTCAATCGTCTGCGCCATCCCGGAGAAGTTATCGCAGTCGAGCATCACTCTGAGGCTGTTCATCTCCGCTGTGAACCTGTCTTTCAGGTCTCTCATAGGATCCGGTCCCTCAGGAGCCGGAAGAATCTCGTCGATCTCTACCTGTTCAAGCTCTTCCGCGGGCTCTGGTGCCGGTTCTTCCGCAATCGCTGAATCCGTTTTTACATTGTTACTTACAATGGGAGACGGCGATTTTTGCGCCGGCGCAATTTCCTCAGGAGTGCCCGCTGCCTGCTGATCAGCGACAGTCTTCTCCTCTTTCTCGACAGGTTTGGGCATTTCCGGCTCTGTTTTGGGCATTTCCTGTACCTGTTCTGGCACTTTTTCTTCCTCTGTGAGCACTTCCTGCACTTCTTCGGGCATTTCTTCGGGTTCCTCCGCGCTGATCAGCGGCATGATGATGTCAAAAAACTCTCTCCACGCCATCTGCTCCGGAGGATTCGGGAATTCTCTGACCATGATCCTGTCTGCAAACATTGAGACCATCGTCCTCTTGTAGCGGAATGTCTTTGTCCCTGTCGGGTTCACTTCGCTGATCAGCTGGTCCAGGTCGTTCTCCGCGTAGGCTCTTGTGTTTCTGAGGCTCTGCAGGTCGTTGGCCCTGATGAATTCAATGATCCACGGAGCGATATCTCCCTGCTGCTCTGCAGGCTCCTCATGTGGAGCCTGCTTTTCAAACGCCTTAACCTCGCGGATGTCTGCACGCTTCATCTCCGGAGAGATCATCTGCAGCGCTTCCTCCGGGAGCGTCAGCATCTCCTGGAGCTTGGCCTGCCCGTATTTGGCAAATTCAATGCGGAGCTGCTTCGAGTAGCCGTCGATCGAGTATCTCTTGTTTATTGCTATGAACCTCGATACCGAGGAGGCCGAGAGGCCGTATTCCTTCTCGGCCCACTCTGTGAGGGAGTCACAGCCGTCCTGTTTGTACCCCTCTGATTCATCGATCTTTCTGAGAAGGTATCCAATGCGGACGAAGCCCGCTGCCGCGCCCCTCAGTTCGTCTTCCAGCTCTTTTTTGATGCTCATCCAGTCGGTGAGCGTCATCTGCACGTATTCCATATATCCTCCTTACATCGCTTCCATGAGGTCCGCTTCCAGGACGTCCGCGAGGAGCTGTCCTCTGAGGAGGCCGTTCCTTACGAGTTTCTTTTCTTTGCGGAGCAGGCCGTATTCCGCTGTCCGCGCTTCCTTCGATGCCTTCGCGAGCGCCTTGTCCTTCGCGTTCATCCTTTTCAGGATGTGTTTCTGCCATTCTCTCAGGAAGGGAGTGAACGCTTTCACGTCCTCGTCCTTCTGGGTGTTGCCTACTGTACGCTTCTGCCGGATTGTGCCGCCAGGCTCGATCTCCAATGTGTACCAGGGCGCGTCAGGCGATTCTGTCTGCCGTAGGAACACCAACAGGGAGGTCATGTGCTGGATCCGGTCGAAATAGATGTCTGTTCTGTCGATGCAGTGTCCGAGTGTCGCGCCTTCGACAATGATGTCCTCGATGGTGCGCGGGACCCTGATCGTGTACTGGTCGTTTGCGAACTCGTACTTTTCCGCCGCTGCGCGAAGGTTCTCTTCCGCTTCCGGGAACTTCCTTCTCACTTCGTCAGCCCTGACTTTGACCTCGTACTTTTTAAGCAGCGCCATGCACTCGTTGTGGGCGAGATACACGTTCTTGGGTTTGTAAACCATCTCATTGTCGAGCTGCTTCTTTAGGCGCTTTGCCATGCTCATGTAGTCGGCGTATTCGCTCACCACCTGAGACACCGTGAAGCCTGTGACCTCTGTCTGCTTCCGGATGTAATTGGCCAGACGGTTCGGCGAGAAGTATTTCAGCATCTTGTCGACGCCGATCGTCCACGGTCCGAGGCTGTGTCTGCAGAAGAAGTCGAGGCTTTCCTTGGAGACTTTGCACTTCAGCTTCTTTTCCACTCTCAGCCATTCCAGTGTCCTCACGCCTCCGTTCAGCTGTTTCATCCTGCACACCCCTGCTCCGTCGAGCATGAGACATTCCTGCAGGTTCCTTCCGGATTTCTTGATGAGCTCGTCGTGTACATAGTTGTCGCTGATGTCCTGGACCAGTCTGTAGAGCCCGGCCTTGATCAGGTACTCGACCCACTCGCGCTTGTGATACATGGTGATGAACATGTTGACGTTGATCTTCACGTTCTTTCTCGCAAGGATGTCGAGGCCGCTGTGGCTCATGTTCGCCAGTCCCAATACCGTGTCGAGGTTTCCCGGATAGAGATAGGATTTTCTCCATCTCTTCTGCGCGGGGTTCGCAGTCCAGAAGCACTGGCTTCCAAGGAGCCCGGCACGGATTTCGCCGTAGTAGACCTTGCCCCATGTCTGGCCCTTGGGGACAATGGCCCGCATGTCCTCGTAGATCGTGTATTCTTTCTTCCCTTCCAGCGCGTATGCCAGGACATCGAGCTGTCTTTCCACCCACACCGTCTTTGTGGGAATGATCTTGTACAAGGGATCCCGTCTGTCTCTCGGAATGTTCATGGCCTGCAGGACCACGATGCCTTCGTGCTGCGGTTTGTACTTTCTTCCAAGGCTCCTTACCTTCAATTCCTTCCCGCATCTCGGACACTGTGCCATCTGTCCCTGTCTCACCTTCATCTTCCGAGATCCCTTCTTACCGCAGGCCGTGCAGATGTACTCCGTCTTCTTTCCGTCCTTTCTCGTGTAGAGGAAGTCGTCGAAGATCTCCCTGTCCATCCACGCCTTGAAGTCTTCCGGGATCTCAGGGACCCTGTTCATGAGGTCGTCAATCCTTCTCTGCTTGCTCTCGTAGGCTTTCTCTCTTTTGTCCGCTCGGCATGAAGTTTCCCAGCCCGCAATCGTATGTCCCGCGGATTCGTAGAACCTTTTGCCAAAATACTGCAGGATCATGCCAGTGTATCCAGTGAAATCAATGTCTCCCTGAATCTGATAGATTCTGTAGTAGTCCTGCTGGAAGTTCACATAGTCGCCGCTTGAAAGTTCGTAGTTCACAGCACTGGAGAGACCCATCTGTGTCCACTTGGACTTTTCGCCCCATGTGATCCACTTATTTGTCTCTTTGTCTGCGTAGTAACGGACAAGGAGCTCGCCGTCGTTGTGGACATCGATGTGCAGAACCTCGGAGCCGGCGACCGTTACGATCTCGGCCGCTGCCGAGAGAAGTTTCTCCGCGCTTTCCCGGATGACGGGGAGTGCCATTAGTTCCTTCTTCCTCAGCATTCTTTTCCCTCCACATCAATCCATGCATTCGTCCGAGTGTTTATGCCATCCACGTAGAATAGGCCTGCTGCCTCGACCTTGTTGCTGTCGCGAGGGTCGTCCTTGATCAGCGCGATGTACTGGCCGATCCGTACTGCTTTGGCCGAAGGGTAGGCACTTCGGACGATGACGAATTTGTCGTTCTCTGTCATCTCCGTGGCCTCTTCCCTCACTCTCTGGTTCATCGGAAGCGTGGGATGCTCATAGATGTATGTCACAGCATGGACAAGGAATTCCTGCAGCGTGAGCCTGCGGATGAGCTTGATCTTCGTTGCGGATATCTTCGTGTCTGTTCCGTCCTCGTCGATGTCGCCGTCAATGGCCACGATCCAGAACTGGTGGTCGTCCCAGGAGCCGTAGTAATTCATTGTATCCAGAGGGTTATCGGCGCAGTGGAAGCCGTTCTTCACACAGTTGGCCTCCGGCTCTTCGTACCACTTGCCGGGCTCATATTGGAATACACCTTTGCCCATGGTGCATGTGAGGTCGGCATTGAACGCTTTATATGCAATCCTCATGATTCACCACCTCCCATGTAGTAGTCGCGGATGATCTTCCTTGTCCTTGCGGATCCGGGAGCGCCTGTCCTTGTGTATGGGATCCACCTGATCTCAATTCCCGCTTTCTTCATCTCCTCCGAGTGCTCCTTGGCTGCCTTTGTCATTGCCTGTGTGATCTTTTCCGGAAGCCTTTTGGCATTGATCATTGACCAGATCGCAATCTGGGCGATGCAGCTTTCAAGGTTCTTGCCCTTCCTGCGGACCTGTCTGCAGAATAGGTCGTCCGTCATGCACTGGGCTTTGATGTAATCCGCCCAGTCCACCAGAATCTCGGACAGCTGGAGTTCGTCCATCTCCATGTCGATCTTGCCGACCGCTGCCATCTGATCATCGCAGAGCTCCGGGATCTCTCCGTCGATGTACATCTCCACGAAGTCGTCCGGGATCCCGTTCTCACATGCCATATTGCGGAGTCCGTCAAGGTCCCCGGCATTAAAGAGCTGCTCTGCTTTGCGGTTGATCTCGGCGGCAGAGTCGAATTCGCCGAATTTTTCGTATAACGCCATTTTTAAACCTCCTGATCTCTCTTTGATTCGATCAATCTCAGAATCCTTCCCCGTTTCTTATCTTCCTTGTCGAGGAGTACAAAGTGGAACACTGCTCCGGAATGCTCGAAGACGCGCATCTTGTTGTAGAGCCGCTGCCAATCGTCCTTGTACTTGACCACGGTTCCTCTGGCCGTCTTCCATCCGTTCCGCTGCCATATGTCCAGATTGTTCTCGCTCACTCCTTCTCTTGATAGACGGCCGATTACCCAGCCGTTCTCAATGTGCACAGTGATCTCGGCCGGTCGCGTGAAGCGGTCCAGGGCTTCGACCAATGTGGTTATGATCGCCCTATATTCCGTCGCTTCCATCAGCTTCGCGCTGATCAGCGCCTTGTCTCCCTTCTCAGCACAGATCAGGTATCCTGTCCACCTGTCGCCGCTTCTTGGCTGCCGGTTGTCGCTTGCGATATAGATGTCTACTTTCATCCTTCTTTCCTTTGGTCCTCCTGTTCCTTGGTTTTGGTACCAGCCGGCGGATGATATAGGTCCTGTACTGGTATCCCGCCATATTGACGCCTTCATACATCGAATCTTTGTCCAGATAGAATCCTTTCGGCACTCTCGGAGCATCCGACATTCTCCATCCTGAGATCTCTGTCCTCTTAGGCTCCGGTACGGTGAGGTTTCTTGAGTGCGAGTATTTTGACTCGATTACCTTGTGCTCACCGTCATCAGCGGAGTCCGGTGACTTGGTGATGTATGCTCCGATATCCTTTCCCTGTATATCCGCGAGCTCCTGATCGTAAACGCCACCATATTGGCGCCACAGGTCCTTGATGATATCTCCGCCTCCCTCGATCCTGTTACAGATCAGATGGATGTGCCATGCTCCTCTGGGAGGGCATTCGATATTGGCGATCCACAGGAGCTTGTAAAATCTCTTTCCGTATTCTCTTGCTAATTGTCTGAGGAATTTTGCTTTAATAGACTGAGCTTCTTTCATGTCTGCCGGGCGCCTATCTTTCTTGAAGGTCAATGTCCTTACATAGTCTCCTGGTTCAAAATTGGCCCAGATGAGTCTCCTTGCTTTCTCTTCCTTCCGCCTCTGGTTGGCCCGCTTCATCTCTTCCGGTGTCCGCTTCCGCTTCTCGCACCGCGTACCCTCTTCCTGATGACGGCAGTCCATGTGCTCTCTGATTTCTATTGAATTGAATAGGTCGTAGCGCTCTCTGATATAGCCCATAGGTCGTAAGTTTAATGTCCTTATCGAGTTCGATCGGGGCGTAAATCGCCCCGTTTTCTTTGACAGTTGCCGGGCAACGCGCTATACTGAAGTTGGTTGAAGTCAGTATTAACGCTGCGAGATGGGCTTGCTTTTAGCAGGCCTTTTCTTTTGCTTCTTTTTCAATCCGGTCCACCTCCGCTTCCGTCATTCCATCCTCATATATGAGGAGATGCTTCATCCTGCGGATCACCCCGATGTAGTAGCACTGCTCATATCCCATTTTGTTTTCCTCTGCCCAGTGGAATTGCACCACCGCATCCCGGAGGGCTTTAATCCTCCCATCTTTTATCGTCATGACGATTCCCAAATACGATGAATCCAGATATAACTGCTACCAGTGCCGTGATGATCCATGTCCACATGGATTCCTCTGATGCAAAGAGCGAGTCGATCCCGCAGCCTGTCAGAATGAAGGACAGGACGAACAATATCTCCATGAGCCGCTTAAACTTCTTCACTCTTCTCCTTCTCCTTTCTCATATGCCTCTGAATTGTTGATAGCGATACGCACATCTCTGCGGCGATCTCTGTAGTCTTCTTTCCTTCGTCGATCAGCCGGAGGAGCGTCTTCGTGTCTTCCTCTGTCCAGTGGCCGACGCGCCTCCTGGTCGTTTTCCCCTTGGCTCTCTCGCGGTTTATCTTTCCCTCTACGGATGCTGTAGTGCGTCCTATCAGCTTCGCGATGTTCTCAGGGTCATGGCCCTCTTTCCACATCTCAAGGACCGCTTTGGTCTCGGCCTTACTCCAGGAGTCTCTGCCGTTTCTTTTGGGATGTCGTGATCTGTCCTCATCCTCGAATCTCTTCGGGATCACCTTCTCCGAATTCGTGTACACCCTCATCGGCCTCGTCGGCTTTGGAGCTGACGGAAGCACTATATTTTTCACCGAGCATTTCAATTTCTTTCTTCCTCTCTTTCCGCCACTGCTTTTGCGTCTTGAATGATGCACATCTGCCCCGCTGCTCGTAGCATTCCGGCTGATACATGCATTTATCACAGGCGCTCATAGATTTCTTACGAGCAGAAGGATCTCTTCTGTCGTGAAGTGGACTGCCTTGTCGATGTTTCGGAGCTCGTCGATGGTCAGCGTTCCGGGAAGCCGGATCCGCTTGTACATCGTCGAGAGTGATATGCCTGCCTTCTGGCTCATCCGCTCGACATTGAGGCCTTGAGTTCTTGCGCGGCCGACAATCAAGTCACCGCGCGGGTCTTTCTTGCGTCTCATAATTTTCTTCCTCCGTCAGCTCTCCTCTTCCGATCCGAAAAGATAGTCGATGGACAGCTTCGGAAACAGTTTATTTCTGATTGCCAAGCTTTCCTCAACCGAGAACTTTCCTCTGCCGTTAAGATTGTTAGAGACAGCCGCTCTCGATTTTCCAGTGACTTCCATCAGATCTTTTACGCCCAATTTGATGCGCGCCATTTCTGCCTTAAGATTCGGGTATCCCATTTCTAACCTCCTTATAAATTACTCAGTTGCGTAACTGATGAATCCAATATATACGCTATTGCGTAGCATGTCAATATATTTTTACGCAGTTGAATAATTTTATATTTACTTGGGTACGCATTCGGGGTAATATTCTTAATAAGAAAGGAGTGTGCAATATGGGGATTGGAGCAAGGCTTGTGGAGCTAATGGAAAAAAGAAAGATAAATACAAATGAGCTGGCGAATATGATCGGTGTTCCGCCTACCACGCTATACTCAATGATTAAGCGCGACAGCAACCGTGTGGATATTGACCTGATCATTAAGATTTCGCATGCTCTTGGCATGACCGCTGACGAATTTCTTTCTGGAGAAGCCCAGGAAGCTCCTTCTACTCTCGCGGCCCATTTTGAGGGAGAATCCTTTTCTGAAGAGGAATTAGCTGAGATAGAGTCCTTCGTGAACTATGTCAAGTCAAAAAGAGAATAATGTGTACAAACGAATGAACATTCTTCGCGATATGCTCCAGTTATGGAGGACATGGCAATGAATAGAACTGATCAGATTAGACATGAAGCGCACAGCCTTGGCGTAGAAGTCGTAGACTGGGATTTTAAAGACACGAGAATTAAAGGATTGTACTGTGACGGTACGATTGCTCTCAGCTCCAGGCTTTGCGAGACTGAGCAGACGGCAGTCCTTGCAGAGGAGCTTGGCCATCATCTTACCGCTGCCGGGGACATCCTCGATCAGAGCAGTGAGACCAGCAGAAAGCAGGAGCTCCGAGGCAGGATCTGGGCATACAATCGTCTGATCGGGCTGTCCGGGATCCTCAAGGCCTACAAGGCCGGATGCAGGAACCGGTTCGAAATGGCCGACTGTCTCGATGTTCCGGAAGATACTCTGCAGGATGCTATTGATTACTATCATCACAAATATGGAGTCTGCGCTGAGCTGGACAACTACGTAATCTACTTCGAGCCTTTAGGTGTTCTGGAGATTTACGAGTAAATAAAAAAATCACCCACCCTGTGCCCGCAGAGTGGATGATCATATCGCTGCAGCCCTGAGAGGAACTGCTGCTATGTAGCATTTACAGTATACTCCAATCAGGGCTTTATTTTCTACACCCTGAAAGGAGTTTTTATTATGAAAGCAACCAAATTACCGTCAGGATTGTGGCGCGTTCTGGCCTACGCCGGCACCGATCGGAACGGCAAGGCCGTGCGCAAGTCCTTTTCCGGGCCGGACAAGAGGAAAGTCCTCCGCGATGCTGCAGCCTGGGTAGATCAGCACCGGAAAGTCGATGACGCTTCCTGTACTTTCGAGATGGCCGTCGATGACTTCCTGCTCCTGCGAGAGTCGGCTCTCAGCCCGGCCACTATCAGAGGATACAAGAACATAGCCGGCCAGATACAGGCCCGCGCCCTCTGGTTCTGGAATACTCGAGTATTCGCGATCAGTTCCGACGATGTGCAGTCGCTGATCAATACGCTGATCCGCTCCGGGCTCTCATCGAAGACTGTAAAGAACTATATCGGATTCATATCGACGGTTCTGCAGTCCAAACAAATCAGGATGCCTATCGTCAATATGCCCCAGAAGACGCGGACCGCTCTGAATGTTCCGGACATCTTCACTGTCAAAAGGACTCTGGCCGCTGCCAAGGAAAACACAGAACTGTGGATCTGCATTATGCTCGCAGCCACCGGCCCTCTGAGGCGCGGTGAGGTCTCAGCGCTTCGCATGGAGGATATCGACTTCTCGAGTAATACCGTCCATGTCTGCCGTGACATCGTCATGGGAGCCGACAAGGAATGGCATGAGAAACCTCCGAAGACGCCCACCTCAGACCGCTATATCGTGATGCCGGAAGAAGTCATCACCGCTATCCAGAAACAGGGATATGTCACGAACTGGACGCCGAAGCAGATCTACAATAAATTCAACTGGCTCCTCAAAAAGCACGGGATCCCGCATTACCGGTTTCACGACCTCCGGCACTTCTGCGTGTCCTACCTCAAGGCCATGGGCGTCGAGGATCTGTATATAGCGCAGCGCACCGGCCATGCAGATTATGCAGTGCTCCGCAATGTTTATGCGCATACTCTGCAGGACCACCAGAAGGTCGTCGATGAGAAGATTTTGAAGGATCTGAAGCGCTTCACGGCATAGTCGTTCACGGATTCGTTCACGACAGTTTGAGAATCCTTTATTTATCGGCTTTATTGGTCATAGTAGTGCGGGTTCAAGTCCCCCTCTCGCTACTTTAAGAAAATCCCTTAAATACGGGAAAAGCCCGTATTTAAGGGATTTTTTGTTATCTTAATATGTAGATTTTTCTATGTTTATAGAGGATTTTTTCATCTTGTGAACGGTTTTCGTTCACGGATTCGTTCACGATTCTTGCGCCGGCGCAATAAAAAAGGGCCCCGTCAGCTTTTGCCGATGGGGCCCGAAAAACGTATGCATGCAGTGACGGTTTTTCTCAGATTTTCTTCAGGTACGCGCTATGCACGAATCCGTACTTTCCATTATACTTTACGAGATACCACTGGCCTACCTTGTACTTACACACACCCACCTTTGCACCCTTAGGAATCGGCGAGAACGAGCACTGTTTATACTTCGTCCCAGGGCCTACGCGGACGTTGAGCGGGTCGGTCTTAGTGTTGACTTTTGCGTAGTAGTCGACCGTATGGGCATAGTCTACTGTCGCCGTTTCCTTGGCGCTCTCAGGCTGCTTCTGGTTCTCTGACGTGGTTTCGTCGTCATATCTAGGTACAATGTACCCTCTGATATATCTTCCATTTACGGCGATCTCACGGCGTCCGACCGCATCCTTGTAGTTGCCCTCGATCACCGTAATCGTCCCGCTTACTACCTTCTCGGCGAGTCCGATGTGGTCCGGTGTACCTGCGTTGTCACCTTTGCCGGAATCCTGCCAGTCATAGAGCGGAATGTCGCCGGGCTTCGGGACATAGCCGTCATCCTCTACCCATATTCCCATCTGCTTGGCGAGCTCGATCATCTGCGGGCATCCGCATTCCACAGGGATGATATCAGTGTATCCCATCACAATCGCAAGAAATGACACGAATGTCGCGCACCATGCGTCGGTGTATTTTACTTTGTAGCCTCTCGGCAGTGACTTCTGGGAGTTGTATCTGTCTATGATCTTGTGATGAAGCGTGGTCCCTTCCTTGACTCCGATGTGGCTGATCGCCTCCGAGACGATAGCGCTCCTCGAATGTTTGAACTCCGGAACTGCCATGCCGATGCACTTCCTAAGAGCGGCCTCGTCTACATAGAACGCCGTGCAGTCAAGATTCCCATTATATCCATCGAGGCGGCCGACGCTCGTCCACTGCCAGCCGATGTAACTTGACCACCATTTGACGTTCGGCGCCTTTCCGGCGTTCGACATGTCGAAGTTCTTATCCGGATCGTAATCGCGATATTTTGCCACCCAGAGAGGGTACTTCGCGATCTTCGAGTAATTGGCACTATTGATCAGGCTCTCGTAGGAGTAGAAGATCGGCGTCGATCCTGTCTCTTTGGCCACATAGGCGAGCCAACTCTCCGCCCACTCGACTTTGTGAGCCGCTGCTCTTTCCTCCCAGTCAAGGACATAGAAGACCTTTCCTTTGTATTTTTTGGTCAGAGACAGGAAGAACTTAGCTTCTGCGAGCCATCCGTTTTTGCTTGCCCTGGCGAAATGGTAGACTCCTACGATGCATCCGTGAGCCAGGGCAATCTTGATGAATTCCTCGTCATAGGCGTCATCATAGTGCGTACCTTCGGAGGACTTAATGATGACGACTCTGATCTCCGGATGCTTTGTCAGGAGCTTGTCGAGGTCCAGCCTCGCTTTGCCCTGGTGGTTGGAAATGTCGATGCCAATTATTAAAACCTTTGCCATATCACACCGCCTTTCTGATGCCGCAGAGTACGTTGATGTAGTCTTGCACCAGTTGGCCGTAACCCTTACCCAGCTCCGCGTCGATCCGATTGAGACGTGTCTGATTCTTGCCGTAGCTCTTGCCCTGCTCTGTGCCTTCCTTGATCTGTTTGGCCAGCCTGATCACCTTCGTTACTTTGCTGTTTGCATTTGATGGCCAGAAGCCCGCCCGGATAAGTCGAGTGATGCGCGTATCGCTGTTGCCATACGTTCCGCGCAGGATTTGGCGTATGACGCTTGCACCTGCATATCCGAGGCCGCTCTTCCCTTTATACGAACACTTGTAACTGATCACTTGGCCTCCGTGATACCAATACGCCTTGCCTCCAGCGAATATGGCATTGATGTCGCCGATCGTGCACAGCGTCTTGATCCCCGCTTCTTTGCATCTGCGAGCCCCGAATGCGGTGAATGATGTCGTTCCAACTCCATTTGGTTCAAGGTGGTTATACCAGCACATGATAGCCCCTAGTGCCTTCATGCCTTTAGCGTTCGGCCTGTTGCAGCTTCCTCCGTGATGCGTGATCTTGAAGACTACGGCTTTGATTTTCCGCTTAACGCAGAATTCGTATATTGATTCCGGGCCATCTCCCGTTGTCAGGTATCCTATTTCCGGGAACCACAGTCCCAACGATCCGTTGTTGACGTATTCCCATCCATGCTCGTCGTCATCCTCGACTCTCTGCGGCTGATCTCTGTATACAAGTGCCTTGATCCCGCCATACGAGATAGTGTCCCCTTCGTCAATATAGCGGACCTTTACGCCTTTCTTTTTGGCCAGTGCTATAAGGTCCTCCCCATAGCTGATGTCGTCGCGTACGGCGTCGGATCCTTTATTGTTCCGCAGGCCTTTGGCGAGCGTTTTCATGTCATAGCAGAGCAGCACGGTTACTTTAATCTTGCGATTATACAAGATGTCCTTGAGGCCATTTCCGTGGTCGCAGTGTGGATGGGTGAGTATCAATATGACCCTCTCAGCGTTTAGCTCGAGAAGAAAGTCGATAACAAGCTGCTTGCCCTTACCCATGAAAGCATCAATGACGATGCAGGTCTTTCGGTCATCGCTCACTAAGATCTGGCCGTCGCCGTATCGTTCGTCGTTCTCGGCCGTGAATCCCGGGATGTTTAACCACATGCTTTTACCTCCTTATTTAAATAAAATAGGCCCGCACTCGCGGGCCTATACTGTCGTCTGTCGTTCGGTCAGTTTTCTTTTTTCTGTAATGCATCTATAGCGTTCGCTATCACGTCCGGGATCGGGACTCCCATGAGCCCGAAGTTTTCAATAATTGAGATCGCCTCGTTGCAAATAAATGCCGTACATGCGGCATCTCGTACGAAGTTCGTTCCGGCGACCTGATCAAGATAGTAAGCCATCAGCACGCCGCAGAGCATCGCCATTTTTCTGAGCAAGCCTTTGAGGCCTGCCCCGCTTTCGAGTGCTCCTGAGTCCGACTTTTTGGACGCCTTGAAAACTCCCGCAACGATGAGCCCGGAAAGATAATCGATAACCATAAAAATGCATAATGTCTTCAGTGCCATATCCCAGCCTCCAAATAAGGCCGCAATGGCTGCTCCGACTATACCCAAGAATGTGCACAATGTTGCCTTCAAAACTGTTATTCCTCCGTCATTTCCATAAGTCTCATCTCCAATTCGTCCGTCAGCCTTCTGATCAGTTCGATCAGCTGTGGCGCGGACAGTTTTGCGATGTCTTCATCCCTCATACGGCTGCCCTGTGATCTCCTCGAACTCCTCCGCAGTGATCTTCTTCCCGACGGCGTTTGCTACCCACGCAAGAGGCCATACACCGTCTTCGTAATACTTCTTGATTTTTTCAAACATCTTACTGTGCATCGTCTTCCTCCCCTTCTTCCAGATCGACATCTGCCATCATGGCGACGTATTCCACTGTTGCTGTAGCCTGCTCGAGGTCACGCTTGAGCTGGCTGTTCTCTCTTTCGAGCGCCCTGATTCTGTCTTTTGCTTTTCTTACGATTGACATAGAGATCCCTCCTGCTTCTTTTGTATTCCGGTTTTCTCCGAAATGTTGTCGTGTAGAATCGGTCCATTGCGCGGATCGGCGCGTCGCCGCAGTATTCCGCGTTTGCGATCCAGCTCTGATAGTGGCGTTTGACATCTTCCATTGTTCTATCGCCGCTATCAACGCCCCGTTTTAGTCCTCTGAGCGTCTTGCGCTCTTCGGCCAGCGCCTTTTTGTGCAGCCTTATCACTATCTTCCCGGAGGTCGTTATAATAAAGCGCTTCCGTAGGAAATAGAAACCGCCTTTCCTGGCGTCAAAAATTCCGGACTTGTCCGTCATGGTCAAGCCCATGCTCTGAAGGTGACTATCTACCACTTCCCTCGCTCTCTTGACTACTTCGATATCATGATCGAGCACCAGAAAGTCGTCATTGTATCGAATGTAATATCTGCAGAATGACTTCAGCGTGTGGTCTAGTTCATCTAAAAGTGCAACCTGGTTCAGCTGGTTGATCTGACTCCCCAGCTCCGTACCGCGTTCCCCGAACGGGTCCGCGTCGATCTCTTCTCTGGGCCTCCCGTCTTTTGACGATTCTATGATCTCGTCGAGATACTGAATAAACTTCGGCTCCGTGATTTTTGCGCGGTCCAGTTTCTTCACAGCTTCATGTGGCGTAGACGGGAAATATTTCCTGACATCCAAATGTACTCCGTATATCGGAGCGCCCGGCGCTTTCCTGTGGAGCTTCTGCAGCATCCGGATCACGCGCTTAATGGCCATGTCCGTGCCTTTGCCCTTCTGGCACGCCACATTGTCGAGTATCAGCGAATTCGTAAGATCATGATATACGCCGTTGTTGCACATAGATCTTTGAAATACTCTATCGCGATAATACGGCGCGCGTGCTTGCCGGCGCTTTGGCCTATAGATCTGAACAATTGCCCCGATCCGCATTTTGTATTCCCCGGAGATCAGTTCGCTGCGCAATGCTTGGCATTTGCCGACGCGTTTCAGATAAAAATCGAGAGGTCCGTCTTTCTTGGCCACTCCCTTCTTGCACTCTCTCGCAGCCCTGCAGAGTCCATTCATAGACACGGCGGCATTGTACTGTTCGCCCATGTCTCTCCTTTCATAATCACGGCCGGGCCTTTCGGCCGGACCGCGGCCGCCGCAGCTTATAGCGTTCCACCTAAAGCGTCCGCGTCACATGGCGCCGTTTTGGCGTTCGGCGCACGGCTCTTTTTCGCCGGTTATCCCGGACAGGAAACGGTCCCCCTGTGTGAGTGCTTTGCTTTCAGCCTTTCGGCTTACTCAATCTCACGTTCTCACGGTCGGCCGGGACGCCGTTCGAATTGTTCGCGTTGTTGTTGTTGTTGAGCGCGCCCGCAGTCGTCACGTTGCGCGGGTTGTTCGCGTTCGACGGGTTCGGCGCAACACAGAGCGCGACGGCGGTGTCCTGTAACTCGGACCGCTCCCTTATAGTTTCGGGGCTTATGGGCCCGTACTTCTTTTCGTATCGCCTGCGATCTCCAGCCCTCCAGCTCATAACCTCTTTTCTGGCGTGGTTGAACTTCTCGGCCCATTTCTCAAGCTTGTTTGCTTCAAGGTCTAAAACCGTGAGCGCAAGCGACATTTTTATGTTCGCCGTTTCCAGATACGCGATCGCTATCGTCTGGTGATGATATCTCTCTACCATCAGCTCTCGAGTTTCTACCTTTATCTCATTTGCAATCATCACGTGAGAGTGGAAGCCGTTAATGAGGTCTGCTATTGGCTGCGCGATGAGCCAGCGAGACCGCCTCGGGAATACATTTTCACGGCACAGTGTCCGGATCGTCTCTGCTGTGAGTTCATCCGTCGCCCGGAGCGCAGTATTTTTCTTTGTGGGTTTAATTGTATGATTTCTCATTTTTCGTAGGCTTAATTCCGCGAAGACGTGCGTCTGTCGCCTGCACGTCTCCGCTCAATCTTACATGTCACATTAATACCAGGCCGGCCGGGACGCCGTGCGAATAGTTCGCGCTGCCGTAGCTGTAGAGCGCGCCCGCAGGCGTCACGCCGCGCGGGCCGCCCGCGTCCGACGGGTTCGGCGAGCGAAGCCACCAGTATCTCGCCGTGCCCGTATACGTCTTAATGCGATCATCATTGGACGCTCCATCGAACAGCTCAAACGGGGCCGCCTCCGGCGTTCCGTCGATCACCATCGTCTCCTGCACGCCGTTGTTCTGGCCATATCCCATTTCTGTCATGGACGGAAGGAATACAAGCTCTTCCGTGTCTTCGTATCCGTAACCATCCGCGATTGCCTTCGCCGTCCGGCGCGTCGTCTTTGCGATGCAGGATACAAACTCCGGATCAAGGCCGTGAAGGAATCCGGGCATAGTTGACTTGACCGGCATGTCAAAGTCTGTAAGTTTCCTCCACCAGGAAGCGACAGCTCCAGATGCCGCTCCCGGCGCGTCGCTCTCGAGCCACATCTTCGATACAGATTTAGCATACCTGTTCGATCCGTAAATCTGGCGTTCCGTAAAGTTAACCTCGTCTCCGACTTTATACTGCGGATCTCTTGCTGTAGCAGTTCCCAGAAGCGTACCGGTATCGCCTGCGTTTGTTGCAAGGCCTGATTCAATCACGCTTCCATCTGCGCCGTATGTCGTGAACGTGCCTCCTGTGATGTGCGACTGGTTATAATCTGCCGACGTAGATTTGTATTCGCCCATCTTTGTGTGGCGGATCATACCGCCTACCGGCACGACCTGCGTTGTGGTGAAATAGTATGTGCCGTCCTCTCCCGTCGCTCCGCCATAGGCTCCGTGGTCGAGCACAATTTTGTAAGTGCCCGCCGGCAGTCCATCCGGATACATCGATGCTTTAACAACATAGAGTGCCTGTGGAGGGCAGAACGGAATCGCACTATAATGCAGCAAATCCTTTGTGAGCAGTGTCACAGCGCGGGCTGTGTTGTTGACGTGCACGACATCGAACACAATCTCAGATGCCGCTTCGTGGATCACTATCACGTCATTCGCTGCCGGCGTTCCAGTCGCCGCGATGCCATAGGCTGAGAGTTCCACAGCTGCGCCGTCTAGATGCCACGCTGATCCGTCGTAAACAAATTCGTATGCTGCGACTCCCGCATGTCCTGTCTTTGCCAGGAACGCATCCTCATCCACCGTCGCAGCTGTCACGCCATCGCCTGCCACTGTGACAGAGAGGCCGCTCTCCTTGTTCACCGTGATCTGGTCTCCTGCCTCGAGCCATCTCTTGATCAGGCCGCTCTTGATCAGGTTCAGGAGCATCTTATAGCTCTTGATCGTTCCTTCCCCTCCGGAGAGCGCGACTGCAATTGCCTCGAGCGCTTCTGCAGTCCTGCCGTTTGCGCTGGCGATCTCTTTTCCGGTATCGTCAGTAAAAAGTCTGTTACTCATAAATTAATTGCCTCCTTCCGCCATCTGGCATATATATCCCTCGCTGTCCTTGTACAGCCCGAGCAGGTCTGTGAAGTATTCAGGATTATCCTGCAAAAACGCTGTCACCGCAGCACCGATGGACTCCGCTTCAAGGTTATCGATCTTGCTCATTAACATCGCATATATTTCATCAGGACCCATCAGTTACTACCTCCTTTTTAACCGGATCATACCAGTGACCGGAGTCTTTGTTGTAAAAGTACACAGCCCCGTTGTCGTCCATGAAGCACGAGGATCCCGTTTCCACATAATCGATCAGCAAGAGCTTCAGCTTGTCTTTTGACAGCCCGTGGTAATGTCTGATCATTCCTTCGTTCCTGACGCACCTGATCGATCCAAGGTCCGGAGCCTGGGACATATCGTCATACCATTTGCCGTCCACTCTACCTCTCAACTCAACTGCCCTCCTTCCTTATGTGCCATCCTGGCATACATAGCCATCACTATCTACATACACTCTCAGTTCCTCGAACTGGCCCCTGATCGCCGCGCCGAGGCTTCCGTATGTTACGCCGTTATGGCCGACTCTAGCGTCCATAATCTCGCTTTCGGCCGATGCATCGTAGTCTGCGACCATCTGATTGAGTCTTCCTACGATAGTGGCGATGTTGATCTTGTTGATTCCCACCTGCTCCAGGACTTCCTGCAGGTTGTCAAGCGCCTGCTCCAAGCTTTCGCTGGTGGAGTCTACGCTCTCTTTGATATCGGCAGCGTCGCTTGCTGACCTCTCCGCCGACTCTGCCGCCTGCCTGGCGCTGTTCAGCGTGTTCTCTGCCTCTCCCAGGAGTTCTTCGATACGGACCTGGAAGTCTCTGTACCATATCTCCTTGCTCGGCTCCGGAATATCTCCTTCAGGGTCGATACTCTTGACCACAGGGACCTCCGTGATCCGCGTCTTGAGGACGTATTCCTCGCCGCTGGCCACGATGACGAACATGAGTGTTCCGGTGATGCTGCATGCTGTTTTTGGGACTACCCAGCCGAATCGGATGGCGTCCTCGGTCATCTCCGCATTGATTACATCCGAGCTGCCAAAATACTGATCCGTCAGCTGATACACGACCTTGATCGTCTTGTCCGAGATGTCGATTCCATCCCAGATTCTCGGCATCGTGAATCGGATGTACTGGGAGTTTTCTTCGCCCGCGACAAGAGTCTGTCCTGAGATGATTTCCAGCTTCTTAGTAAGGCAGTCCACTTCGAAGACCATTGTGTCCGTATAGTCAGCTGTCGGATATCCGGCTATCGCTGTCCATGTATCTGACATATTCCTCCTCCTTCCTTATGACGTCCTGAGCCATATGTGGACCGCCAAGAACGGCGGCATGATGCTGACCGGCGCTCCGGAGCCTGTGCTCCCGGACGTCCCGGACGTGGATCCTGTCGTACAGCTCCCCGACTCCGTTGTGCTGAATGCAGGCTTGTTGGCCACAGTCACGGTGTGCGTATGTGCTCCGGCCGTCTCTGTCTGCGCCGTCACAGTGCTGTCCGTCCCCTGTAGAGCGTATCTTGCCGTTCCGGACGCCGCGTTTTTCTGCCTGATCTGCTTATGCCTGTGCCCGCCGGCCGATGCTGTTGTGGCTGTGTGCCCGTGCGCAGGTACTGTGTGCGTGTGATTGGGAACGGAATGCGTGTGTGCCGGCATGCCGTGTGTGTGCGCCGGCAGCTGAGCAGCGCTCAGATTCACCGTCTCGGCTCCTCCATTTGATCCCGCTGCGTGGTCAGAGGAGGCTCCGAGCAGGAATTTACCCTGTATCTGTTCCCATGTTCCGCCAAACAGCACGGCGGGGTCGACGTCGTTGACGTTCATATAGATCGACCCGATAGGATAGATCTTGTCAGCTATAGACGACAGCGGCTCGATCACCTCGAATACCTTCGTAACTGATGTGATCGTCGTGTCAGTGATCAGTACATGATACAGCGGCATCTCGTCAGCTGAGGCCCCGTTGAATATGTCCCCGCTCTCAAGAGCCGGCGGAACAGGTGTAGATCCCGTGTTGACTTCCGTGCCTTTGACGACCACTAGCTCAGCCGATTCAACAATGACCACTTCGTCGTCAACAGTAGCCGCATTCTTTTCATATCTGAGCGCGATGATATCGATCCTCGTCTTGCCCAGTGTGCCGTTCTGGATCAGCGCATCTTCCATCGTATTCTGCGGGATGATGATGTGCCGTCCCTGATCGACCGCGTCTCCGGACGCAATCTGGATCAGATTGTTCGATTCGATGCTGTAGGCAAACTGGAGTCCAGTCCTCAGCACGTATTTACTTGATCCGCAGACTCCGGCGTTGAACCGCCCTGTATCTGCAGACGACACATGCCCTTCTCCGGCATGTCCCGTAACTAATTCAATAGCCATTAGTCCACCTCGTATCTGATCACTACATCATCGTTTTTGATGGTGATTATTTTCTTGGTAACTTCCTGTGTCGCTTCCATGCCGGTTACATCTTCCCTCGTCCCTACGATGTCTCCGACGTCATAGGTCTGATCCGTCTCCGACAGGTCGATCCCCAGCTTGTCAGACATACTGTATCCCTGCAGCTTTTCGATCGCGCCCGCGACCATCACCGCGTATCTGTCAAAAGCCCGTCTGAAGAACTTGCCGCTTACCCACTCCGGAGCAATCTGCAGATCTGTTTTGGTGTAGTATGTCCCAGTGGCCCACGACGGGGCCGTTGTCCCTTTTCTCTGGTAATACGTGTTCGCCGCCCATGCAGGAGCCGTTGTCTTATCCGTCCTCGTGTATCTTGCGGCGCTCTTCCACACAGGAGCCTTGGTCTTGGATATCCTTGTATAATATCTCTTAGCCTTCCATGCAGGAACCTTGTTCTTCTTGGTCTTTTCGACCGCATACCACTTCTGGCTCTTTTTCTCCTTGAGCTCCTTCGCTGTAGCCCGCCTGTAATAGGATCCGTATGAAGTCGCCCAGTCCGTAGGTTTCCTCGTCTGCCGTTTATAGGTGTAATAGGTGACCCCGGACACGGCTCTGTACTCTGTCGACACTCCATCTGAATAGAAGTAATAATACTTCCCGAAATTCTTCTTCCAGTCCGCCGGCTGCTTCTTCTGCCGACTGTATTTTGTCGTCGTCACTCCAGTGACTTCGGAGTAAGTGCTCCCGGTCTTTTTGTAATACTTGGAATACCCTGCAGCCCAGTTCCCCGGCTTTGACGCCAGTAGCTGGTATAATGCAGCGCCGACGACCTTGTCATACTTATCCTGGCTCGAGTCGTATGTGTAGTAGTCGTCGTAATTCTCAGCCCAGTCTGCAGGCTGTGCCGACTGGAGCAGATATCCGATCTTCTCCTTCTCGACCTCTTTGTACTGGCCTCCCGCGTCCACCTCTACGCCGGCTTCCTCTTCCTCGTCTGCCTCGTACTGGAAGTAGTCTGTGCACCTCTCTTCCCAGTCATCCGGGCGGGCCGTCAGCTGTACGTAATTTGTTGTGATCTCCGCGTTTGGCACGTCGTAGATCTCCGTGACTTCATCATGGCCAAACATTATCTGTGCAGATTTATCGAGGATATAATCGGCGTCTTCTACGGGCTCCGACTCCGGATCCGTCAGGTAGTCCTGTATGCCGCCGGCCTCATCCGCGAAGATATGGATGACCGCCCTCTCTCTGAGGTCTCCCTGCCCCAGGCAGATCACATGATTGATCGGCCTGAAGTTCTTTTCGATCGTGAAATCGATCTGCGACGTGTCGAATTCCTCGTCCTGCGAATAGTCGTAGATCGGCTCAGCCGATGCTCTTACCATTGAATTCTTCCAAATCAGGTTAAGCTTCAGCTCGTTTTCTTTGAGCATCTTCTTGATCCCTGAGTACCCGTAGATATATCGGTCGAACTGGTAGTTGCTGATCACTGCGCCGCTGTCTTCGTCGGACGCTTCGAAGAGCTCCGACAGCCCGATATGCTCGAAAATCTCCTGCAGCACCGCATTCGCTTCTCCGGATACGATCAGATAATCTTCTCCCGGATCCGGACAGATTGCCTGCGATTCGAGGATGCCGTGCCACGTCCTGCCGAAATAAGTAACGACGTCGCTTTCCGTATCAACCTTGATGCGATCCACGACGCCGCCATATTCCGTGTCTTCCGCGTATATGAAATAGCCTTCCTGGCAGCAATGGTCGCTCCTGTCCACGCTGCACTGGAAGTCGTTCTCGTCTTTGCCATATGCCATGTCGAGGTCGTAGGAATTCAGTACCCCGATGTCCTTCCTTGTCTCGTCCGCATATATCAGATCCACTCCGGCTCACCCCTTTCATCGTATATAGTGATGTCCAGCGCGTGATCTTTATTCCGTGCTATGACCTTTTTCCCTTCCGGGATCTTCTGGAAGATGTACGAGTCACGATTCCGCAGATGGAATACGTTTTCCTCGTTGCCGTACGCATCATATTTAAAGATCTTCTTCGTGAGCGAATTTACGGTGATATAGTCTCCCTCGTCCAGGCTTACGAGCACCTCGTACAAGTGGCCGTCAATGGTCACTGACGGGTTCTCGATCGGCCCGTAAAACTTCAATTCGAAGTTGGCCGCGTCGATGCAGTTGTTCTCGACGACTTCGACGATCTCTTCCAGACCGTAGTCGAAATCATAGTCGTGATCATAGTCGAGGCCCTTAGCCGCTTCCGCCGTCAGGGCAAAATACTGATGTGTCGCAGGTTTTACCCAGTAGTCGTAGGTAGACAGGAATGTCACTTCCCTGTCTACCGCTGCGAACAATTCCTCGAAGTTCTCGTTAGACGTCTCGACCGCATATGCCTCTTTGTACCAATCGTTCCACCACAGCTTCCCCGGCTTCCTTCGCCGTACGTCCCTGTCAAATGTACGATGGATTTTGTACATGATCTGGTTGAATTCTTCTTCGCTGTCGGCCATGATGCCCAACGTCAGCGAGGCTTCCTTTGCGTCTTTATAAAAGCGCTTCACCCTGCCGATGCCATTGGCTCCGGAGATCGTGCTGTATTTCCATGAATTTTTGGTGAGGTTCTCCGGATTCTGTGCGTAGACTCCGTCGCCCATGAGGTTGATCCTCGATCCGTCCGAACCTTCGTAATACAGGATCATTCAGTCACCACCTCCCTCACAACTCTGCCCAGCTGCCGCTTGTCCACGTCGATGTGGATGTTCATCTTTGCGCATGCGGCCGCCACTTTGTTGGCCAGCAGGTCGTAATCGATCTGCGGGACATATTTTTGTACCGCTGCCCCGACATATTCCTGCAGCACGCTGATCGGCGATACAGCTTCCGGTTCTTTCTCGCCGACACCCTTCAGACCGTTCAGCGTCGGGATGATCGTAGCTCGATCGAACACAGTACCTTTTGCGTACCAGTCAACGCTCAGATGAGGGACCGACGGAGGGTTGAGCGAGAATGACCCGCTCAGGCTGAAATGCGGTAATTTCAAATTGCTGAAGATATTACCGATGCTTAAAGGGAACCATCCCTTTATTGTGCCAATGATCCCGTCGATCGTGTCCTTGGCCGACTGGATCGGGCTCTCCATCTTCTCCCGGATGGACTGGAATGTGTCGGATACTTTGTTTTTGATGTCATTAATCTTTTCCTCGAATTTGCTCTTCAAGTCGGAGATCTTCGACGTGACCTTGCTATAAGCGTCCTGTACCGGCGTTATGATGTTGTTTTTAATTGCGTTGAAGACATTTCTCACGATGTTTCCCAGCGCGGTTATCGCATTGGAAGCGAATGATTTTATAGAGCTAAATGCTCTATTCACGCCGTTCCTGAATGTCTCGCAATTGTTGTATGCATATACAAGCCCCGCCACAAGCGCGGCGATAGCTGTTACGACCAAGAATATCGGATTCGTTAACAGTACGGTGTTTAGCGCTCCAAACGCCGTGGTCACCAACTGTATCACAGAACTAATGCCAAGAGCGGCGGCCAGGATCCCGAGAGCGACAGCCACACCAATAATAACTGCCTGTAATGCGGGTGAATCCTGTACTACCTGTGCTACCTTCGAAATAACCTCCGATACCTTTATTACGGCATCGGAAATAGCAGGTGATAACGTCTGCCCGAGAGCAAGGCTCACATTGTTCGACGCCTGGCTCCATGCGTCCTGCATTGTTGTGGCGTCTTCCGTTGTCTGGTCCAGCGCTCCGCTGTTGTTTTCAAGTGCTTCCGTCCACTGATCAATCGCAAAGTTTCCGTTCTGCACATTGGCAGCCAGTTCCTGTGCAGCTTTCTTGCCAAAGATCTCTTCAACAGTCTTGCCAGTGTCACCAACCTGTGCCTGCAAGGCCTCAGATACACTGCCGGATTCTTCTATAGCCTTTATTGCATCCTGGAAAGCCCCAGGTACATCATCCGTCACATCTGACAGATTACTCACAGCCTTTGTCAAACTTCCCATGATGGTGCCCACATTAGCACCACCATCAGACAGGCTGATCAGCATAGCCAGCGCATCCTCTGTGCTGTAGCCAAGCTCCTGGAACTGCACACTGTTGTTTGACAGATACCCCGCAAGCTGATCCACGGACAGCTGGCATGCCTGATTAGCCGTAGTCAGATCATCCATGAGACCATCTGCATCACTGATGTCCAGTCCCCACCGCTTCATGATGTTGGCCATAGAGTCAACGGCCCTGACACCATCTGTACCGGTATGCTGTGCAAAATTGGCCACTTTGACGGTGAGGTCCTCTGCGTCGTCGCCGGTCACTCCGAATCTGGTATTCAGTTCGGCCAGGATCCCGGCCATTCCGGTTAGATCCTGATTGGCATTTGCAATCCGGCCAAAAGCATCCTGTGCCTGCTGATTGAGATCTTCCAAGGCGTCTCCGGTTGCTCCTGTGCCTTCCACGACAGCTGCATTAGCTTCGTCGAAAGACTCTGCCATGTCCATGGCTGCTTCTGCGATTTCTTTAACAGTATCTGCTATTCCGGCTGAAGCCAGAATCTGAGCCATGGTATCCACGGATTCTCCGGCTTTTTCTGACGCTTGCGACTGGTCTTCAAATCCTTTATTAGTCTCGTCCAGCTGTGATTTCAGCTTTTCCTCTTCGGTCTTGGCGTTGATCAGCTGTCTTTCCAGCTTTGCGACCTCTTCGGAATCCTCTCCATAGATTTGTTTGGCGGCTTCAAGTTTCTGAGTCAGGAGCTCCTGCTTGTCCGCATTAGCTTCCAGCTGTGCTTCCAGGATGCGCGTTTTTTCCTGCAGATACTCCGCCTGATCGCCGGTGTTCTGAAACTGTGCTTCATTGAGTTTCATCTCGGCGCGGAGAGTATACATTTCCGAATTGGCGCTCTGTATGGCATCTGTAAGTTCAGACGTCTCAGCCTTGAATAAAATCTTGGCTTCATTCTTAGCGGCCATGTTTGTCTCTCTCCTTTCCTATGGCGTACCCCAGCCATCCATCGTAGGCTGTTTTGTTTTCAGTTACGCGTTCCAAAAATGGCAAGTCAGATTTCCAAAATACCTCGTCTGGTATTTGCATGATCAGCACGTAATATGTGTAGTAGTCCTCAATCTCCTCTAAAGGAAAATGAGGAGCCTTGATCCCGCTGCCTGCTATTTTTTTCGTTGCTTTCCGGAAGGCGTCCGGAAACCCTGTTTTTTTTCCTGCACTCCATAGAGCTGTTGGAAAACTCTTCCTATCTCTTCGCGGCTGTCCGTCATATCTGTCAGGAATTCCTGAAGCGTCATTGGTTTCTCGTTGCTGCCCAGCAAAGCACAGCGGTATGCAATGTAGATCATCTCCGCCATGTCCAATTCAGTCATTGGTACCTTCCGCTGCTGCAGCTTTGTATACAGCTCGTTGTATCGATCCCACAGATCATGGTCATGACCGCTCAGCACATAGAGGGCTCCGAGGTTGAGAGTGAGTTTAACGGGCTTCCCTTCGTCCATAGCGATTTCGTAGATTTTCATAGATATCTCCATAAAAAAGACAGGTGACGTCGTGGACATCACCTGCGTTTTAATGATCCATTATTCTCCCTCGTCCAGCTGGGCCGCCTCCGAACTGAATGTATTCATCCAGTTCTCCGAGGTGAGAACATCTCCCGTCAGCTCGTCAGCCAGAGCGTGGTATTCGCCTTTGTTGTAATCATCCGGCATATAGGACAGCTTCATCTCTACTTCTGCCACTTCCTCGGCTCCGTTCTCGATTGAAAGCTTGTTGATCTCCTCTACCTTGCAGCGCGGGTAACCGAGGAACATAATGTTGTCATCTTCGTCCTTAACTCTCGCTACACAGGACGCCTCCGGCATGGACACAGTGTTGTCAAAAGCGTACACGCCCGGCTGCAGTCCTTCGTTTGTCATTGCATTTATCTTGCGATAAAGCTCCAGTTTGATGTGTATCTTCAGAGTGATGGTTCCATTCCCTGTGGGTTTGGTTTTTCTCTTCTTTACGACTCCCCTGCACTTTTTGGTGACCGTCTTTGTCTCCCGTTCTACCTCAATGGAGCCAATGCAATCATCCCTCGTATATCCCTCATCGTCGCCCACTTTCATCGCGAACTGGTCGCACTCAAAAAAGGAATACGGATCAGTAGGTGAAAAACTCATTTCTTTACCTCCTTAAAAACTCTCTGTCAACTTACCGATGCACAGATCTATCACATCACTTGATGCATCTTCCGCTCCATGCATCATAAACTGCTGATTGCCAGCGTGCCTCTTGGTGTTTGATCCGTCATCCGGGAAATACAGGTAGTGGTACTTGCCGCGCGCCGCAATGGTGACGGATAGTGTGCCGTTATCCTGTGCAAATTTTCCAGGCATCACCGCGCTCGCGGCGGCGCCTTTTTTAGCCCACGTCCTTCCAGACGATGGAATCAGCGGGGCTATGCGCTGTTTGATCAGCTCTGCGCCTTCGCCGTGCAGTACTTCGTCTACCACGACACCGGCGTGGCCTTCATACTTCTGCATCGCGTCCTGCAGTTTATCTAGCTCAGATGCGTCCAGCGTAAACCAATCAGACATATCATCACCTCTTCTCAGGATGCACGAAAGTCATAGTGGCGATTTCTACGACCATATTGGTCGAGCCCTTGAAGGTGTAGTCGTATGTGATGTCGTCGTCCGTCAGCTTCAGCTTTGTTCCCGACTCATCCTGCGCCTGGAGCGCATCGATCACTTTTTTGACATATCCTTCCGGGATCGCATCTTCATGGATGATGTGGACGCCGTAGTACGTCTGAAGATCCACTCTGTTTGTCCCTTTAGACTTGGTCGTAATTCTCCGCCTGAAGACGAAGTAATTCCACTCAGGCAGGCTTTTTTCGTTGCAAGCGCCATACCAGACACCTCTCATCGGGTTAGTACCGTCGGTGCACATCTCTTCGAGGGTCTTTCTGATTCTTTTGATCACGCTACTCATCGGTCAGCTCCCTCACTTTCTCGAGATACATGTACATTTCGCCAGCCGGCTCGTCTCCATCGATCTGGAAGATATCGTATAGCGTCTTCCCGATGAGTACCTGCTTGTCAGTTGAGGCAGAATGATGAAAGCGCGTTTTGACCTTCAGGTCCAGCGATCGGTCTTTGGCCTGAGCAAATTCAAAGTCGCGCTCTCTTTTTGACATTACCTGGAAGTCCAGTTTCTGCAGTTTTTCCACCTCAGACATCTTTTTCGCATTTGTCGGAGCACCGAAGTCCGTCCTTGCCGTCTTGGCCTCAGACAAATACAGGACGCCGCTGTTATAAATCGAAAATCTTGGATTTAAATGTCGCCGGGTCATAGGTCTCTCCCTTAACTTCATGGTAGTGCCGGATCTGTAAGATCTCAGGCCTGTAGGCTTCATCAAACTGTTCCAGGCAATGATTGTGGGAGTATTCCATGTAAGCCAGATACAGGTTCTGGATCTGACCAGGAACAGTGATGTCACATTCAGCACCCAGCTTATAGTTGATGGCCAGCTCAGCGCTGGCCATCTCCCTGATCAGGTTACTGTCCGTATCATCATCAGACCATGTGATGTGGAGATGTCTCTTTACAAGATCAATCAATGCCACACTTGCTGCCATGGTCAGCTCCTTCCTTATTCAGACTCAACGGTCACATTGACATCCGCTGCCTTGACGTAGACATAAGCCTCCACAAGATTGGAGATGTCAAGCAGAATGGCAACGGTGTTGTCCCACGCTTTGCCATAGCCGTGCATCTTGATCTTGAAGACTCTCTGATCCTCAAGGAAGTGGTAGTCATCGGAATACTCAAGAGTACCTTCCTTGCTGGAGCCGATACCAAAGAAGTATTCCTCAGGCAGGCAAAGGATAGCCTTGCCGGTGGGAACTCTGTTGGATCTGACCACATCCGTAGGGAAGGGGAAGATGTTATTGGTGAAGGATCCTGCTGCATTGAGGACAGTTGTAGCCGGCATGACCTTGCTCAGATAATCCTTCTGGTTGCAGATCAGAGTAACCTCATCAAAAGATCTCATAGCCCCACCATGCTTGGTGTAACCGGACTTAGGAGATCCGTCACTGTTTGCGGATGTGCTGTTCTTGGGAACAACATTGCCGGTGCTGTCCTGTGTATACCAGACTTCAGTCTCACACAGCTCTGCCAGGATTGCACCGTACTCCTTAGGCATGAATGACGTGAGTGCCACTGCAGTCTTCTGAGGATAGCCGGTGGAGCTGTTGACGGACACACCCTGATGGATGTCACGGTCAAGACCGATGGGCATGTTCAGACCGTTGCCGGTGACAATGGCATCTTCCAGTGCCACTGCAAGTGCTTCCTTCAGGAAGGTACGGATGTAGTTGTCAAGGAAAGCAGGACCAAGATCCAGCATGTCCTTCTCAATGACCGCATATGCGGACAGCTTGCACTGTGTGATCTCTACGGTGCGGAATGCAGATGTGATCTGCTGAGCGATCTGGCTGTTGACAGCTCCCCATGCTGCAGTCTGAACGGAATGATCATTGAGGATCCATCTGGTCAGATACTGCACGGACTGGAAGTTGATCTTTGCAAGCAGGGGATGCTCTGCAAGGAGATCCTTGTAGACATCCTCAATGATGGTGGTGGGCATCACCTTGTCACTGAGCAGGCCTGCATAGGTCTGTACAGGATTCTTGCTCTTGCCGGCCTCAATGAGTGCCTGGTAGTACTTGTTTTCCTCAGCGGTCAGCTGACGGAAGCCACGCTGTGCAAGGATGTTTCTGTCACCGTTTGCGGATTCAAAGTCAGCCTGAACAGTTGCAGCGATCGCCTGAGCAAACTGCTCAAACGCACCCTGCATGACTTCAGGTGTGGTGTCTTCCGCATTAAATGCAGCCTGAAGGGCTGCTGTAGCTTCTGTAATCATAGAATTCTTTCTCAGCATTTTCTCAATCCTCCTTAGTCAAAAAACTGAAAAATCTCACTGCTCTTGCCCTGGCTGTATTTTCAGGGACATTTTCCTCAGGATCCTCTTCCGGATCCGGGACTTCAGGCTTCTGCAGGGCATCAATCTTGGTGCCAAGCTCTGCCAGCTTCTGCATAACTTCATTCAGATCTACCACCGGACCAGCTGTCCTGCCCTGTGTGGTCAGCACAGCTTCACGGATCATTCCGAATGCGGACTGCTGTGCAGTACCGTCTTCTTCCTGATCAGCGATCTCTGTGGCAAAACCATAGTCAAGAGCTTCCTTGGCAGTCAGCCATGTGGCGTTGTCCATCAGCTCTGTGATCTTCTCCTCAGAGAGACTGGTCACTGTCAGATAGGCATTGATGCTGCTCTGGTTGATCTTGTCATTGTCTTCCGCTGCCTTCCGCATCTCTTCCGAATTGGCATAACCAATATAAGACATGCAGTTGTGGATCATCAGCAGGGCAATGGATCCCATGGTTCGGACATCACCTGCACAGAAGATGATAGTGGCTGCGCTGCATGCAAAACCATCACAATACGTGTGCACTGATGCCGAATGACGTTTAAGTGCAGAGTAGATAGCAAGGGCTTCCGCAACTTCCCCACCATAGGAATTGATGAACACATTGATGGTGTCCACATCCAGGCCGTTGATCTCCTTAGTGATCTGGAAGGAGTCAACCTCAGCAACATTCTCATCGTCTCCGTACCATCTCCTCAGAGCAGTGGCCATGCTAGTAATGTCACCATAGATCATGATGTCCGCTGTTCTGTCTTTTGTGGCGATCTGATAAAATGTCTGCCGTCTCACCGTCATTCACCTCCTTTCTCAGTTGATTCCACTGTTTCTTTAGCCTCGAGGAATCGAGTGATTTCCTCGAAGTTTTTGGTTATGAAATGCACCCTCGACCAGTCCGTCTCCAGAGGGGCGTCGCCAAGCATTTCTCTCACTTCATCAATGCTCTTAACGCCCGAGCTGATCAGATTTGATACGGCCGGCGCGACGTCGAACGCGTCGCGATGCATGATCACGCTCGTGTCCACCTTGTAGTAGTTGCCCTTCACGAAATTTTCGTGGCCCGCGACCTTGTTCAGCGTCTCGGTGATCATGTCTGCGTACGGATCGGCGCCAAACGTCAGGAAGGACCCGATGATGTCTTTCATGTTCGTTATGTTTCCCGTCATCATCGATTCCGGGATGTGGAAGGCGCCCGCCACCGTCGAGAACAGGTCCTTCTTCAGCTTCACGTACTGGTCAGTTGATCCGTTTTTCGCGCTGTATGTCGTGTCTGCGTCGAGCTTGTAGCCGTCGAACTCCGGGTATACAGCATTGTCCGATTCCATGTACGTTTTCAGCTGCTTGGTGATGTGATTGTTGAACTCTTCATTGAACGCATCGTCGCCCGCCTTCACGCCGTCGATATGGAGGATATACTTCTGCCCGTTGCTCTGCTTCATCGCCTTCGCCGCAGACGACAGAATCTTGCCATATTCCGCATACATTCCATCGATCAGCTGTCTTACCTTGATATCATCGATCCGGAACATGTACGCCCCGTCTTCCGCCGAAAACTTCTTATCGAATGTAAAGTTCCCGACAGTGACCATCTCGTAGATGTCGCCCAGGATCGGGCGCTCGGCCATCTTGGTGTATGAATCAGCGCAATACAGATACCCTCCTGCTTCTACCACCAATGCTTCGCCGTTCCGGATCACCCTGTTGATCACCTTGTGCCAAAAGATCGACGACGTCTCGTTTCTGTTCGGCGATACGTTCAGGAGGTAGTAGTCGCGTTTCTTCACCATCTTCCCCTGCTCGTATGTCCGTATCTCCGACCTGCTGATAGCGTTCCCGATCAGCGATGACGCCGTATAGATGGCCAGTTCTTTGTAATAGAGCTCGGCAGGGATGTCCAGGACTACGGATTTGGCATCCGGCCCGTATTTTTCTTTGGGCGAAAATAGTTTTTCGAGGAAGTCCATTAAGATTCCCATAGTGGCCACCTCCTTAGAATGTGAGTACTTTGAGTCTGTTCATTTTTGGACGTTCCTTTATGTTCGACTCAGCGACCATGCTGGCCACCAAAGCCATAAAAGGATCCGTCTTCCTGCTTTTTGCTTCGATTTTGGCGTAAACAAAGGAGCCTTTATCGGCTCCTGCGTCTCTGCCATATCTGATTGTTTTTGTATTGTTCGTTGCCCACCGGAGCACCGGGTTATTACCCCAGTGAAAATAGCGATTAAGGAAGCAATGATCAATCACCGGAACCACTTTAATGATGTCTGTCTGTTTCACCAGCATCAGGTTTTTCAGTTCTTTGCTGATGCCCACCTTAGACAGCGCATCTGACAGCAGCGAATATCTATATGAGTCAATCGCGACCATTGCTATGTTGTATTTTCTTCCCATCTCCTGGATGTATCCCGCTACGATCGACGGATGTATCTCGACATCATCAACATATTCCAGGTATTCCGTCTTGGCCCATTCCCTCCACGGGCATTTGAGACGCGGAATGTCTCTCGAGTCTCGGCAGATCCACGCTTTATTGATATCGTACCTTTTGTCTCCGTTCTTGAAATGGAAGTTGACGGCCATCCAGTCTGTCGTCTTGGAATAGTCGACACCAACCGTGCAGCTCCATCCTTTTAGGTCCGGAATTTCCTGATTCGTGGCCGCTATGCTGTCCCAGTCCGCGACCGCTGCTTCTTTCATGGCTTCCGGCAGATTCATCCGCTTCGACATGAATGCCGGCAGCCTGTCCGGATTCTTGCTCCAGTCTCTGTATTCTTTCCGGATCTCGGATAAGAGGTTAGGAAGATACGGGAGAGACGGGTTGGCCTTTGGCCAATTGGCCTCGTCGTGCACATCCTCCTTCGAATCCAATTTGCAGATGAACGGTAAGAGGCCGTTGTCGTCGGCGCCCGATCTCAGGATGTCCTCAGCCTCGTCGAGCAGGTCGTCCAGAGGGCCTTCTCTCACGTCTCCGTTCGTCGTGTAGTAGGACCTTCTGGGATGCTTTTTCTTTCCCAGGCCAGTCGTGAATACATTAATGTTATCGTAGTTCGGATATTGATGGATCTCATTGAATACCACGATTCCAGACCGCAGCCCGTCTTTTCCTTTCGGCGAGTTTGTCCGTCCTTTGATCACCGACCTTGTCTTCGTGCAGATGACCCGCTCTTTTGTCCAATTGTAGAAACGCTTGATCTTCTTGATCGTCCCCGGTTCTTCAAAGAATCCCGTCAAATCCTGGACCGGCCTGACGGCCTGTTCTTCATTGTTTGCACAGATATCTACGTCATACTCGCGGATCCCGTTGTACGGAGACGTGAGGCACATCGATTCGACGGCGATCGTCCCGTCTTTTCCCGCGCCTCTGCCAAGCATACAGAACAAATCCGGCCACCTCACCTGTCCGGATCCTCTCCAGTATGTGCAGTCGTGCAGGGCTATCACGAATTTTTGCCACGGGAAAAGCTCAAACGGGATGTACTTCTCGCAGATTTTCATGTAGTTGCTCAGCTGGGCCCTGTCGATATAGATGTCTTCCGTCTCGAAACATCGCTGGATGTGCTCAACCAGTAGTTGCTGCTCCTCGCAAGACCGGTATGTGCTATTCTCCACGATGTCAATCCACCCCCTTACCTCCGGGGGGAGGTCACATCTCTTCATCATCCATGCCGAGTCCAGCATCAGGCTTAATGCCTAACATGTCCAGGAGCTTGATCATCTGCTGGTTGGTCTTTAGCAGCAAATCAGCCGAATCATTCTTCTTCGTGACCTTCTGTCCCGCCGATCCGATGCTTGTGATGGTTATTCCCCTCTCTTCGATGTCGATTTTGCAGAGTTCCTTGGTCACGTACATAGACATGTAGTCCTCGACCATGTTCAGGAAGTGCGGTCTATCGTTCCCAGCCCTCTGCAGCTGATCGACGAGAGAATTCCTGATCGTCCTATATTCTTTTTTTCTTTTGATCTTTTCGACGTTAGTCATGTCCAAATCTCCATGCGCGCGTGGCGGAGATAATTTGTCTAGA